ACAGCAAAAGCATTTAAGGAGGCAGCAAAAACTGCTAAGAAGAAATGAAAAAGGATTCTAGGCTGGAAAGAGCAGGAGTGTCTGGATATAATCGCCCTAAAAAAACCCCAACACATCCTACTAAATCTCACATTGTTGTAGCAAAGGACGGTGATCAAGTTAAGACGATTCGGTTCGGTCAACAAGGTGTTTCAGGTTCTCCAGAAGGTTCTGCTAGAAATAAATCATTCAAGGCTCGCCACGCTAAGAACATTGCTAAAGGTAAGATGTCTGCTGCGTACTGGGCTGATAAGGTGAAATGGTAATGGCTACATTCTTAGACTGCATCAATGGTGTTCTACGCCGTATACGAGAGACAGAGGCTATCACGCCAACTGATACAGCCTATGTTAAGTTAATTGGTGATTTTGTTAACGAAGCTAAGAGAGAAGTTGAAGATGCTTGGAACTGGTCTGTGCTTCGTACAACAAAGACAATCACCACCGCTAACGGTACACAGAACTACGAAATACCTACTACTAATCCAAGAGCAAGGTTGTTAGTGGTTTACATACCATCACTGAAGAGAGATCTTCAACAAGCTACACAGAATCAAATGCATGAATGGAATAATCTTCAAGGTTCAGTGAATGGAGATCCTTTTTATTTTTCTATTGGTAACAGCACATCATCTACTGGTGTTATTACTCTTGATCTATGGCCTATCCCATCGTCAGTGCTAACGGTAAAGGTAGACTGTGTTATACCACAGGCTGATTTGTCCGCTGGTACTGATGTTGTTTATGTCCCTTCAGAGTTAGTTATCCAAGGTGCTTATCTTCGTGCTATCAATGAACGTGGTGAAGATGGTGGACGTTTAAGCGAACAACAAGCTGATCTATACCGTAAAGCAGTGGCTTCTTATATCTCTATTGAAGCAGAGCGTTACGGTGATGAAACAACCTGGGAGTGGTCATAATGGCTGCTGAGCTACAATCAGTAAGTATTGTTGCCCCAGGCTTTGCTGGTCTCAATACTCAAGACTCTTCTGTAGCTTTACCTAAAGAGTTTGCACTTCGTGCTGAGAATGCTGTTATTGACCAATATGGTCGTATTGCAGCTAGAAAAGGTTGGGATAACGTTAACACTACGTTAGGTTTTAACGGTGAAGAACCATCATTGATCTTTGAGATTGTTAAGTCTGATGGTACTACAGTTATCGGCTCTATCGGTGATAAGAAGATCTTCACTGGTACGACAACACTTACTCAGGTTTACTCTGATGCTACCTGGACAGCACAGAACTGGAAAGCAGTAAACTTTAATAGTCATACTTACTTCTTTCAACGTGATCATGATCCATTGTTGTATGATCATGCTGGTAATACATGGCAGAAGATGTCAGCACATGCTTCTTATTCAGGTACTGTACCATTAGCCAATGAAGTGTTAGCAGCTTACGGTCGTCTATGGGTTGCTGACACCACCACAGATAAGAAGACAGTTACTTGGTCAGATTCATTGATTGGTTACAAATGGAATGGTGGTAGTAGTGGTTCTATCAGCATTGAATCTGTCTTAACTAATGGCTCTGACAGTATCACAGCCTTAGCAGCCTTTAATGGCTTGTTGATCATATTCTGTAAGAAAAGCACTATCATCTATTCTGGTGCTGAAGAAGACCCTACAACAAACCTTCAGTTAGTAGAGGTTATTGATGGTGTAGGATGTATTGCTAGAGATTCTGTACAAGATGTAGGTAGTGATATCTTCTTCTTGTCTGATACAGGTGTACGTAGTCTAGGTAGAACTATTCAAGAGAAATCAGGACCATTGTTCGATGTATCAAGGAATGTCCGTGATGACTTGATTGTTGATGTGATCACTAATGCAACTACTGATGACATCAAATCTGTGTTCGATGAACGTAACGGATTCTATCTACTTAGTTTACCATCAAGGATCTACACCTATTGCTTTGATCTTAAACAACGACTACAAGATGGTAGCTGTAAAGCAACTACCTGGACTATAGCTCCTAAGTCGTTATTGTCCACCAGAGACAGGAAACTATACATCAGCCGTGTAGGTTATATCGGTGAATATGGTGCTCTGTACTCTGACAATGGCAGTTCATTCAGGTTTGCTTATTACACATCACATATTGATGCTGGTAATGCCTCTATCATAAAGATCTTAAAGAAGTTTGCCATGCTTGTTATTGGTGGCTCTAACACTGAGATCTTCTTAAATTGGGGTACAGACTATTCAGGTAACTACTCAGCAGCTCAGATAGCTTTACCATCAAGACAGCCAAGAGCAGAGTACAACATATCTGAGTATAACATAGCTGAGTACAATTCAGGAACAATCATCAATCAACTAAGACAACAAGTAAGCGGTTCTGGTAGAGTGTTTCAGATTGGTATTGAAGCCAACATTAGTGCTGATGTATTGTCTATTCAACAAATCGATGCCTTTTTCAAAACTGGTAGAATCGCCTAAGGACAACGAATAATGTTTACAGAAGAGGAAATCAGGAACATACTTCCTGCTAACTGGGGCAGCTTAGGGGCAGATCAAAAAGCTCAATTCTTCAAAGATGTAGGTATATCTACAGATAACTTAGTTAGTCTTGGTGTTATTAAACCAGAAGATACTGCTTGGTTTGCTGAAAGAGGTGTTGCAGCTAAGTCAAACATACCTACATTTACTGATCAGATGGGTTTCCAAGAAGATAGTGGAACCGTTGTTAGAAGCGCTAAAGATCAGCAAATTGATTGGTTGTTTGAACAAGCTAGGGTTGCTCAGTTAACACCTGCTCAGAGAGCTATCGAAAGTGCTAGGTACACAGAAAGCTTAGATGGCGGTAACGAGACACGATACAACCCAGTTAACTTCCAAGGGCGTGATTGGCTTGTTGGACCTTCAGGTGATAATCTAGTCACTATGTCTACAGATCAGTCAGGTCTATCAGGTAATAATAAACGATATGATGTCTTAGATCCTATCACAGGACAAGTAAGTCAGGTTGTATCTGAAGATCGTTCAATGTGGCAACGATTTGTTAGCGCACTTCCTCAGATTGCTTTAGGTGCTGCTGCTGTTATCGGTGGTCCTGCTTTATTGGAAGCTGCTGGTGGCTTGTTTGGTGGTGGCGCTGGTGCAGCAGAGCTTGGTGGCTTAGGTGCTCTTGGAGAAGGCGCTGGTGCTGCTGGAGCCGGAGCAGGTACGGTTACAGGCGCAGGAGCATTAGGCGGTACAGCAGTAGGAGCTGGTACAGGTGCTGGTGTTGGTGCTGGTACAGCCGCTACAGGTGCTGCCACAGGTGTTGGTGTTGGTGCTGGTACAGCCGCTACAGGTGCTGCAACTGGCGCTGCCAGTACAGTGTTTAACCCTGCATCGTTGTTTACCACAGCAGCTAATACCGTACTACAAGGATTAACGAACACTAACGCACAGAATGTTCTGGGTAGTTTGATTAGCTCTGGTGCTAACTTAGCAATGATCCAGGATGCTGCTGACAAGCTACGTCAGCAAGGTAAATTAACTCAAACAGAATACACTAACTTAGCTAATCAGTTAGGTGGTCAGTATGATGCAGCGGGAGCAGCAGCTAGGTTAGGTCAAGTAGAAATTGCTGAAGGTATTCTTCCTTACACACAAACATTAGGAAGTACAGCACAACAAGGTTTGATGAATGTAGGTCAAACTGCTGCTAACATGGTTGGTCAGTTTACACCTTATGGTGTTACTGGTTCTTTGTTCGGAACTACCTATGATCCTAAGACAGGACAGGTTAACACTGCCTTGACAGAAGATGCAAGAGCTGGTATATATAATCCATTAGCACAGTCTGTTTATCAGTCTATCAATGCTGCTAACATGACTGACGTAGACCAACTTAGCCAGGATTACTACAACAAGTTAACTGCATTGTCTGCACCTGAAATAGAGCGTCAACGCCTTGCTACAGAGGCTAGGTTACGTGCTCAAGGAAGATTGGGTGTAAGTGGTTCAGCTTTTGGTGGTTCTTCACCAGAACTGTTAGCACAGGAACAAGCCATTGCTAGACAGCAACTAGAAAGAGAACTACAGTCTAGACAGGCTGCTTTAGGAGAACGTGGTACGCTCCTCAGCCAAGGCACTGCTGCACTAGCACCTATCCAACAGTTAACACAGCAAGAAATGGCACAGGCTCAGTTGTCTGGTCAGTTAGGTCAGCTAGCACAGCAAGGTAGGATCAGTGCAGCAGGATTGTTCGCTCAACCAGCAGCACAGGGTTACATGACACAGGCTCAGACAGGCTTAGCAGGTCAACAGTTAGCTGCTAATGCTCAACAAGCTGGTGTACAGCAACAGTTAGCAGCACAGTTAGCTGGTTTGAATGCACAAAGTAACCTACGTAGTCTTGGTCTAGAAGGTAACTTACAAGCTCAACAAGAGGCTTTAGCAGGCTTGTTAAATTCTAGAAGGGATGTAGCTAATCAGATATTAGGTAACCAAGGTACTTTAGGTGGTATTGCTGGTAACTTATTAGGTGGTTTGTTAAACCCATCCATAACATCAGGATACGATCAAGCAACACTAAACGCATTAGGACAGTCCGGCGCTGGTGTTGGTTATGGTGGTTTTGTACTCTAAGGAACAATAATGGCACAGCAACAAAGTCTATTTGGTCCAAGCATCTACGATGTACAACAACAACAGATGCAGCAGGACAGAGAAAACGCAATAGCTCAAGCTAAACTAACACCATATCAAAGCATTAGAGCTGGTATGAGTATGTCAGCTATACAGGCTGGTAGATCTATTGCAGGGTTGTTCGGTGTGGAAGACCCTAAGCTGAAGGAAGCATCAGCTAGGCAGGAACTAAAGAATGCTATCTCAGCACAATGGGATGGACAAGACCCTGTAGAAGCTTACAAGATCATGGCTAAAGAAGCTGCTAGGCTTGGTCTAACACAGGAAGCTATCTCTGCTGCTGCACAGGTTAAGGCTGCTGAAGAGTCTAAGACGATGAGTGAGCTTAAGCGTGGATTGTTAGAGGCTCAGATTGGTAAAACAGGTGCACAAAAAACACAAGCGGAAGCCTTGGCTGAAAAAACCAGGAAAGAACAAGAAGTAAAACTATTTGGTAATGTAGATCCAGCTAAATTTACACCAGAAAGTTTAGAAGCTTTTAAACAATCAAGAAATTACAAAGACCTTGTTCCTGTTGATGCTACTAAGTATTCTGACGTGTATCAAATACCTGGGGCTGATGGCAGACCAATGGCAGTTCAACGTAACTTAAAAACTAATCAGATTGAACCTGTTGATAAAGCCTCACGAGTTAATGTAAATGCTAGTGCAAATTTACCTCCACAGGAACTTGAGTTTCAAAAACAAATAGGCAAAGAAGACGCTAACGCAGTTACTAAAGCTAGAGAATTACGTACAACTGCTATTAGAGAGCTTACAGGCCTTAATGAAATGGCAACTATTAACACTAAGAACATTACTAGCGGTACATTTGCTTCTGGTAGAGTTGGTGTAGCAAACTTCTTTAATACTATTGGCTTGTTAGGTTCTGGTGATGTTCAAAAATTAGCTAACTCTGAATCGTACGCAAAACTAGCAAGTGATCTTGTTCTTGATAAAATTAAAGCTCTTGGCACAAACCCGTCAGCAACTGATAGGGATTTTGTTGTTCGTATCATACCTCAGCTTGAAAATAGTCCACAAGCAAGGGCAGATCTTATTGCTTACCTACAGAAACGTGCTAATCAAACTATTCAAGAAACAACTGCTATGGAAAGCTACGCAAGACAAAACAAAGGATTGTCTGGATATGTACCAACAATACCACTGACTATATCTCCACAGACGGCAAAGAAAGCGTCTGATATGACTGATCAAGAACTCATTGATACTTTTAAGTCCCTTAAGAACAAAAGCGGAAGGCGTTAATAATGGCTATGAACCTTGAGGAAATGCAAGCCATTGAAGCTGAAATGCGTAAGCGTGGTATTGATCCTAACGCTTATGGTGGTGATGCAAAAAACCAAAGATCTGTGTTTGAGCCAGCCCAAGAAAAAACATTCACACAGAATGTAAGAGACTTTGGTGAGTCTTTAGTTAAAGGCGGTGCTAAAGGTGTTTTAGATATTGTTGGTGGTTGGGGTAACCTATACGATTACCTTAAGAAAAAGCAAGATCCGTCTGCCTTTTCAACACAAGGTATGGTTAAAGGTATAAAAGAACTATCAGGAGTAGACTTAAACACTATCCCCGGTTTTCGTGGTGCTTATGAGTTTGGTGCTGCTGCTGCCCCTGCTGCTGCATTGACTGCTGCTGGTCTTCCTGGTATTACAGGCAGGGCTGGTATGGGTGCTGCTGCTATAGAGGCTCCTGTAGCCGGTGCTACAGGCGTAGCTGCAAGTACAATAGCACCTGATTCTCCTGCTGCACAGTTTGCTCTACAGGCTTCTCCATACGCTATTGCTAGTGGTTTAAGAGCTGGTAAAAGTCAGTTGTTAAAGCCTGAAGGTATGAGAACACCGGCTGATACTGGTGTCCTTGATGTAGGTAAACTTACACCAGGACAGTTCACTGGTAATCGCCAACAACTGGCTAGGGAAGAACGTGTTCGTGCTGCACCAGAAAGCGGTGATCTACCAAGACAATTTGATATACAACAAGCCTCTGATGTCCGCAACTACCTAACTGGTTTGTTTAATAGGGCAGGGGATATGAATGTTGATCCTGTTGCGTTGACTAACCAAGTATGGTCATCGTTCAACAACTTTGGCTCTGCTCTATCAGGACAACTTAAGTCACAAGCTAAAAGAGACTTTGCTGCTGCAAAGAATGCTGGTGGTTTAGTTGATACTACGCCTGTTTTACAGATGGTAGATCAACAGTTAGCTCAGTTAGGCCCAGAGACACCACAGAATTCTTCTTTTATTGCAGCTCTTAGGAAAATTAGAGAAGAATTTGTTGAACCTGGACAACCAGCACAGACTGTTCAGTCAACAGTTCTTGGTCCTAGTGGACAACCCGCAACAACTACAGTAGTTCCTGCTGTCCCTGATAGAGCAAGAAATATTGATATTGAGCGTTTACAGAAAAACATATCAGCATGGGGAGAAGCAGCCTTTAAAGGTGCTGGTTCCTTAGCTGATGTTGGTGGTAGTGATATGTTCGCTGGTGTTGCTCAAGGACAAGTAAAGAACTTTGCTAGACAGGTTCTAAGAGCCTACAAAGATGCTTTAGATTTAGCTATTGATCAAGGTGTCCCTGGAGCAGATCGTTTAAAAACAGCAAGAGACAACTTTGCTAAAAACATAGACAAGATTGAAGAATTTGCTAACTATCCTATTACTAAGACTTTTGATGTAGAAAGAGTTACTGACTTAGTTCCTGAAGATGTTGCTATGAAGCTAGCAACACTTCCTAAATCACAACAAGCTATTGTATTCAGTACACTAGGCCAACAAGCACCTGATGTAGCTAATCAAGTACGTGGTATCTTATTTCAAGATGTACTTAACAAAGCAGACATCAAAGGCGCTGCTGCGAATACGCCTACCTTTAATATCCAAGCAGCCCTAAAGGGTATTCAGTCTGGTGAGTTTAACTTCTTGTTCCCAACAGCAGCAGATAAAGCAGATGCTATCAAAGCAATGTCTTTTATGCAAAAGGCTTTACAGTCTGAAGGAAGAGCAGGTGGTCCTTCTATGATGTCTGGTGGTGAGGCTTATGCCACTACTAGGGCATTAGGCGGTACAGCACAGTCTGGTAACTTAGTTAAGATCTTAACAGACAGTATTAGAGGGTTAGCTGACTATGTTGCTTCTCCAAAGGCTTTGTCTGAAGTATTCTTTGATCCTAACATAAACAATGCGTTAAAAGAAGCTCAAAGAAAGAAACCAAAAGCAGAAGTTATTCAACGTGGTATTGAAGCTGTTGGTAAGTATACAGGTGCTATGGCTCTTCGTGCTGGTCCTCAGATATCACCAGAGACACCAGAAGATCAGTCTATGCAACAGTTACCAACAACATCTCCTGTAGAGCCAGGACAATCCCCAGAGGAGAGGAAAAAAGAAATAGAACTAGAACTACAGAAAAGAGGTATTAATGTAAGTTCTATGTCTCCTAGTATTGTTCGTCAGATCATGGGAGAATTTGCTAATGTTTGAACTCATTGGTGCTCTTATCGGTGGTGTTTTTAGACTTGCTCCAGAGCTTCTTAAGATATTAGATAGGAAGTTTGAAAGAGAGCATGAACTAAAGAAGTTAGATGTTGAAGTCTCTATCGCTAAGATGCAAGCAGAGTTTGCTCTACAGCAGGGGCATCAACGTCTACAAGAGCATGAATTAGACGCTATCGGTGAAGCATTCAAACAACAAGCAGAGTCTGACAGCAAAGCCTGGAAGTGGGTAGCATCACTATCTGCTTTGGTTAGGCCAGCAGTGACGTACTGGTTTGTATTCTTTTACTCTGCTGTGAAGATAGCAGGTTTGTACTTAGCTTTCTTACAAGATGGTGTTTGGACTAATGTACTCATCACAGGCTGGACAGATTTTGATGAGGGTATGTTAGCTATGATACTATCGTTTTATTTTGTCGGGAGAGTCTGGGAGACTTCAAAGAAATGATAGATAAAGCTAAAAAGTCAGAACAAGATAGAAAATACAGAGAAAAGAACAAAGAAGCGTTGAAGGAAAAGAAAAGACAGTATTACTTAGCTAATAAAGAAAAGATCAACGAAAAGGCTAAGAAGAACTACGAAGAAAACAAAGATTCTTATAAAGAACGAGCAAAGCAATGGAAGTTGGATAATTCAGCAAGGCATAATGCTGCTTGTATGGATAGATACACAAGAAAGATGAAAGCTCGTCCTAAGTGGTTAAGTCCTATACAATTAGTACAGATTCAAGAGTTTTATGAAATAGCTAAAGCAAAATCTTTTCAGACTGGTATAACACACCATGTTGACCATATTATACCTTTAAAGAATTCTACTGTTTCTGGTCTTCACGTTCCTTGGAATCTACAGATATTAACTGAATCAGAGAATTGTAGTAAGAAAAACAATGTCATTGTCTAAAGTAATCACCATTGCTGAACCACTAATCAAGAGATTTGAAGGCTGGAGAAGTAAACCCTATCTGTGTAGTGCTAACGTCCCCACCATAGGCTGGGGATCAACCATGTATGAGAATGGTGATAGGGTTACCTTAGATGATCCTGAGATCTCAAAAGAAAGAGGACAGGAATTGTTTGAACTTGATGCAGAGAGATTCCTACTTCAAGTCTACAAAGCCTGTCCAGTGTTGACGAAACACCAAAATAAAGCTGCTGCCATAGTTAGCTGGACTTACAACTTAGGACCAGCTAGACTCCGATCATCCACGATGCGAACAAGAATAAACCAAGAAAGGTGGGAGGAAGCTGCTCAAGAACTAAAGCGTTGGAATCTTGCAGCAGGTAAAGTAACCAGAGGTCTTGTTCTTCGTCGTGAAGCAGAGGCGACATTATTCCTCCTTAGCCCATCCAATAACAAAACTGAACATGGCAATGTTGATGAAGACAAAGAACCCTTCCAGAAGAACCTCAGATCCGTCCTC